AACCGCCATGGATCTGATCGACCGCGCCAATGACTTAAGCGACTGGCTGCTGGCCAAGCAGCTGGCCGCCCAGACCGGCCACCGACCCGCCGGCGACAGCCGCGCCGACTGCCTAGAGTGCGGCGAGCCCATTCCCGAGGCCCGCCGGGTGGCCCTGCCGGGCGTCACCCTGTGCGTGCACTGCCAGACCCTGATGGAGAAAAGACGATGAGCAAGAACAGCTTTGACGGGCTGCACTTCCAGCGCCGTGAATTCGCCTGCAAATGCGGCTGCGGTTTCGATGCCGTGGACGCCGAGTTGCTGGGCGTGCTGGAGCAGCTGCGCGCGGATCTGGGTGGCCATGCCGTGACCATTACCAGCGCCTGCCGCTGCGACAGCCACAACCGCAAGGTGGGCGGTGCCCGCAACAGCGTGCACCGGCTGGGCAAGGCGGCGGATATCCAGGTGCGGGGCATTGCGCCCGCCAGGGTGGCCGATTACCTGGAGCGCACCTACCCCGGCCGCTATGGCATCGGCCGTTACGCCACCTTCACCCACATCGACGTGCGCGAGCAGGCCGCCCGCTGGGGGCAGTCATGAGCCAATGGAAAGATATCGCCGGCACCGTCGGCCGCCTTGCCGGCACCCTGGCCCCGCTCTTGGGCGGTCCGGTGGGCCTGGCCGCCAGTATCGGCGGCCAGATTGCCACCGCCCTGGGCACCGATGCCCGCCCCGATGCCGTCCAGCGCGAACTGGTCCAAAACCCCGAGGCCGCGCTCAAGCTGCAGCAGTGGGCCCATGAAGAACGGGAGCAGATCCGCCAGGCCCACATCCGGCTGCAGGAGCTGGAACTGGCCCGAACCGAGGCCACGCTGGCCGACGTGCAGCACGCCCGGCACAGCCACGGCGAACACTGGATGCCGGCCCGCCTCACCCTGCTGCTGGCCCTGATGGTGGTGGCCCTGACCGTGGCGCTGATGGCCTGGTCGGTGCCCGAGGGCTCCAAGGAAGTGGTGTTCTACCTGGCGGGCCAAATCGTGACCGCCTTCCTCGCTGCCGTGACCTACTGGCTGGGCAGTTCGCGGGGCAGCGCGGAGAAGCAGAAAAAACTGGAGCAACTCACGGGAGGCACCCTTGGCACAAGTAGCGGAATGGCTGGGACTGGCCATCGCGGCGGTGGGCTTGTTGATCGGGGCCCTTAGCCCGGTGCTGACCAGCCTGTTCGGCAAAATCAGCCGGCAGCAGATCGACATGGCCAACCACCGGGCCCACGTGGCCGAGAACTACGCCACTAAGGCCGAAATGACCGAAGGCATCAACCGCCTGGAAAAACGCATCGACAGCGGCTTCAACCGCCTGGATGAAAAACTGGAGAGACTGAACCAATGAGCAAGCAAACCATCACCCTGATCGTGAACGGCACCGAGCTGGCGTTCGAGCCCACCACCCAGGCGTACAACAAGTACATCAACGAGCTGAGCATGGACGACAAGGTCGCCCCGGCCCACAACTACCTCAACCGCATCGTGGCCGCCGACAGCAAGGACGCCCTGGCCAGGGTGCTGGCCCTCACCGGCGCCGGCCTCAAGCTCGCCGCCAAGGTCAACGAGGCCTTCGTGCCCGAGCTTGAGATCAGCATAAAAAACTGACCCGCCGGGCCCGGGCCATCGAGGCCAACCAGCTGGAGCAGGTGCTGGCACTGCGCCGCCACTACCTGCCCCAGGAGCCCGATGACGAAGAGACCCTGGCCCGGGCGCTCTGGCTCGACAAACAGCACTGGGACAACACCGCCCACGCCATAGCGGCGGGCATAGCGAAGGCGTTCAACGGCACATGAAGCACCTGGAACAATTGATGCTCACGGTGAGCCTGGTCGACAAGGTGACCAAGCCCATCCAGGGCATCAACCAACAGCTGAAACACACCGGCGAGATGGGCCGCCAAAGCTGGGACAAGGTCGCCGGCGGGGCGGCCGGCCTGGCCGCGTCCGGCGTGGCCCTGTACCAGGCGCTGATGCCCGCCATCGAGATGGATCGGGTGCTGGGAGAAGTGAAATCGCTCGGGGTGGTGCAGGACGACCTGGACCAGCTGGCCCACACCGCCGCCGACTTTTCCATCGAGTTCGGCAAGTCGGCCACCGAGTTTGTGGGGGCAGCCTACGACATCAAGTCCGCCATGGGCGAGTTGTCGGGCAAGGAGCTGTCGGGCATCACCAAGGCCTCCGCCGTGCTGGCCGCCGCCACCAAGGCCGACACCGCCACCATCACCGGCTACATGGGCACCATGTATGGCGTGTTCAAGCAACAGGCCGAGGCCATGGGCAAGGACAACTTCGCCGCCATGGTGGCCGGCCAGACCGCCCAGGCGGTGGAGATGTTCAAGACCACCGGCGCCGAGATGAGCGCCGCCTTTACCAGCATCGGCGCCGCCGGTACCGCCGCCGGCATTGCCATGCACGAGCAGATGGCGGTGCTCGGCACCCTGCAGGCGACCATGTCGGGATCCGAGGCCGGCACCAAGTACAAGGCATTCCTGGCCGGTATTGCCGGCGCCCAGGACAAGCTGAACCTGAGCTTCGTGGACGGCAACGGCAACATGCTGGGCATGGTGGCCATCCTGCAGAAGCTCAAAGACAAGTTCGGCGACACCTTCACCGTGGCCGAGTCCGACGCCCTGAAAAAGGCCTTCGGCTCCGACGAGGCGGTGGCCCTGATCAAGCAGATGATCCCCGATATCGACGGTCTGGCCCACAGCATCGACGGCGTGGGCCGTCAGACCGGCATGGACAAGGCCACCCAGATGGCTCACGCCATGACCGACCAGTGGGAGCGGCTGGGCGCGGTGTGGTTCGCCCTGCGCGCCGGCGCCGGGGCCAGCGTGCTGCCGACCATCAGCGCGGTGGTGGGCGGCATCGTCGACGGCATGGCGGTACTGGTGAAGTGGACCCAGATGTTCCCCCACCTCACCGAGGCGGTGACCTGGACCGCCCTGGGCCTGGCCGGCCTGACCGCCGTGGCCGCCAGTTGGACGCTGATCATGGGGATCGGCGGCAGCATGTCGCTGTTCTTCGGCAGCAGCCTGCGCCTGTTGCTCAGCCCGCTGAAGCTGGTGCGCCTGGCCATGATCGCCATGCGCCCGGCACTGATTGGCCTGAACATGCTGATGGCGGTCAACCCCGCCGGCCTGATGGTGGCCGGCATCATCGCCCTGATCGCCGCGCTCGGGGCGGCGGTGTTGGCCGTGTACAAGTTCTGGGAGCCGATCCAGGCGTTCATCGGCGGCTTTATCGCGGGCTTTATCCAGGCGGCGGCCCTGGGTGAACTGTTCACCCCCTTTGTGGGACTGTTCCAGGTATTTACTGCGGTGCTGGGCTGGGCGGCGGACTTGCTGGGGGCCTTGCTGGGCGGCTTTCTGGCCCTGCTTTCCCCGGTGGAAATGACCACCGCCCAACTGGACGGGGTGGCCGCCGCGGGCCAGAACATCGGCAACGTGTTCGGTGCCATCTTCAACGCCATCCTGTTCCCGATCCGCATGGCCGGCAAGCTGGTGCAGTGGCTGCTGGAAAAGATGAACCTGATCCCCGGGGTGGATATCGACCTCAGCGGCGTGGATATGGCCCTGCCGGAGCAGGCCGAGCTGCCGCCGGTGACCCAGGAGGTGGTGCGCCGTCAGGTCGGCGAGGCCGAGTTGGCCACCCCGGCATTGCTGGCCGCCACCCCGCTGCGACAGGCCCGGGCGCCAATGCCCTTACCGGTACCCGAGCAACGCACCATCGAGCCCCTGCCGCTGGCACCTCCCCTGCCGGAGCAACGAACCATCGACAGCCTGCCGGTGGCACCGACGATCCCCGCAGGCCACGCCCGGCTGCAGCAGCCGCTGGCCGAGGCCCGGGCGCCGGACACCCTCAAGGCGCCGCCGGCGCCCATCCTGCCCCAGTTGGCCCGGGTCGCCAGCCAGAATAATGGCAAGACGGTGCACTTCGGGGATGTGCATATCAAGAACGAGCAGGGCATGGATCCCCATACCCTCGCCGAATGGGAGGAACTGCAGTATGGCTTCTGACCGCCGCTATATCGACCTGCTGGTGGAGGACTTCGGCCTGGTGCTGGACGCCGGCGCCCAGCCGGTGACCACCGACAACCGCCACAGCATCGGCCAGGACATCAAGCACGCGGTGCTGGAGTCGGGCCTGGCCCGGGCACTGATTGGCGAGCGCAGCCCGGTGCTGCGCGCCGATATCCGCACCCAACTGCGTATCCTGGTGGAGCAGGACCGGCGCCTGGTGCCCGGTACCGCCGAGGTGCGCGAAGAGACACCCGACCGCTACCTGCTCACCGCCCGCACCTATGAGTTCGGCGATCTGGAGGTGTGGCTATGAGCGTGCGTCCCCAGGTGGATTTTGCCCGGCTGCTCGCCGCCGATGGCATTCCCACCACCACCGACGCCCTGGAGCAGGAACTGGCCCGGGAGGTGACCGCCGCCGGCTCCATCATCACCAACGACAGCCGTATGAGCCCGTTCTGGCGGCTGCAGCGGGCCATGGTGGTCAAGCCGGCCCTGTGGCTGCTCAATCAGCTGCTGGTCGGCCACGTGCTGCCCAACAGCTTCGCCGCCACCGCCAAGGGCTATTACCAGGATCTCAAAGCCTGGGACGTGGGCCTGGAGCGCAAACCCGCCACCGCCACCCGGGGCTGGGTGGAGTTCGTCAAGGACAGTCCGGCCACGGCGGTGACGATAGAAGCCGGCACCCGGATCAGCACCGAACGCATCAACGGCCGCCTCTATACCCTGGCGGTGGTGACCACCGTGGTGATCCCCGCCGGCCAGGCCTCGGGCCTGGTGGTGTGCCAGGCCACCGAGGCCGGCACCGCCTGGAACCTGCCCGCCGGCTATTACTGCATCCTGCCCAGCCGGGTGCCCGGCATCAGCGCGGTACGCAACCCGGTGGACTGGATCACCGAGCCCGGCGACAACGAGGAAGACGACGACGCCCTGGGGCTGCGCATCCAGAACCAGTATTCGGTGGTGGGGCGCTATCACATCGACGCGGTGTACCGGGCCATGCTGGCCGCGGTGGCCGGCATCCGCTCGGACAACATCTTCTTCGAGCATGACGCTCCGCGCGGCCCCGGGACCGCCAACGCCTACATCCTGATGGAAGTGGGCCCCACCCCGGCGGCCCTGATCGACAAGCTCAACCGCTACGTCAACCAGGAAGGCAACCATGGCCACGGCGACGACCTGCAGTGCTTTGCCCTGCCCGACACCCAGCATGCGCTGACCCTGCACCTGTGGCCCCGGGCCTTCCTTGGCGATCACGACAAGGCCCAGCTCAAGAGCCAGGCCGAAGCCATGGTGCGCGCGGCCTTTCGGGAGACCTCCGACTATCCGGAGATCACCCGCACCAAGCCCTTCAGCCGCTTCAGCTTCAGCCGGCTGGGGGCCGAGCTGCACCGGCTGCTGCCCGACCTCGACAGCCTGAGCGTGGACCAGCCCGACATTCACAGTGAACAGGCCATTCCCCGGCTGTCCTCCCTGGAGGTGATCCTGCATGGATAAACACGACCAGCAGGCCCCCGCCCTGCCCGAGTACCGTCCGCCCTGGTGGATGGACGGCCGGCAGCAGCGGGAGCCGCATTTTCTGAACACCGGCCTGCAGGCCTTTTGGCAGCGGCTGCGGCAATGGCTGTTGACCCCGCTTCGCCAGCTCGACCCCTTGCTATGCAGCGAAGCCATGCTCGACCTGCTGGCCTGGGACCGGGGCATTCAGCGCTTTAGCAACGAGCCGCTGACGCTGTACCGCCGGCGGGTGAAGTTCGCCTTTGCCAATGCCCGGGACGCCGGCGAGGCCGCCGGCTTCAAGCGGATTTTCGAGCGCCTGGGGATCGGCTGGGTAGACATTCACGAACGCCAGGCGGGCAATCCCTGGGACGTGATCACCATCGAGCTGGCCGACGGCGAGTTGGCCAGCAACCAACAACTGCTGAAGGTGCTGATCCAACACTACGGCCGCACCTGCCGCCGCTACCGCTTTCAGGTGGTGTACCCCCGCCCGCTGCATCTGCGGGCCCGCCGTTTTGACGGCAGTTACCAGACTTTTGGAGCCAAACTCGGATGAGCCAAACCGCCATTACCCATGCCTTCGAGCATTACCTGGCCGAGCAACAGCTGGGCGGCCAGACCGTGCTGCTGGACGAAATCGTGCTGGCCCACCTGCCCGGGCTCGACCTGACCCAGCCCATCGACCGCGCGGCCGGCCTGCCGCCGGCGGCGCAGATTGTGCACCGCCAGGCGGTCGACCAGCGCGGCAAGGTCAACGCCAACGGCGTGGCCTACTCCATCATCATGGATACCCGCATCGGCAACTTCACCTTCAACGCCATGTACCTGGTGAACAACGCCAGCGGCTTGGTGGCCATGGTGGTGCACAAGGAGGAAGAGCAGAAGCTGAAAACCCAGGGCGGCCAGACCGGCAACAGCCTGGTGAAGTCGATGCTGATGGAATACCAGGGCGCCGCCCAGGCCACCGACACCCAGGTGGACGCCGGCACCTGGCAAATCGACTTCTCGGCCCGGCTGCTCGGGCTGGACCGGGACATTCAGCTGCAGGCCCTGGATCATTACGGCGAGGCCGCCTTTATCCAGGATGGCTTTGCGGTACGCCCGGGGCCGGGCGTGGACGAGTT